GATGCGTCTGCGAATCTATCTGTCAACGAGATATCCTCGTCCCTGAGTCTATTGCCAACATCTCCAAGGATTGGGGCGAGTTCCGGCATGAGTTTAAGAGCAGCGTCAATTTGAGTTGATGCCATCTTAACCTGCTTCTTCTTCTCCCCCTGCTCCTTGAAGTAGTCGCCTACTTGAGTTGCAGCCTTCCCGATACCTTCACCCAAATTCTGCATTCCCTGTGCTTGGATCTCCGCAGCCCTTGTGAAGCCAGAGTAATCCTGCACAAACATCCGTGGGTCTACACCCGCTCCTAGCATCTGTCCTTGTCCGTATGGCATATTATTAGTCTTTCATGAAAGATGGAATACTTTGGTCAAACCATAGTACTCGTTGTGAAATGTTTTCAATTGTGCAGTCCAACTTTGGGCAATGCACAAATTTAGGGGCCGACTCCCTACGGTCAATACAAGCAGTACAAGCATGAACATAGTCACAATTGTGTGTTCGGTCAACCTTTTCTGACCACTTGCCATTTACTTTTTCGTATCGGCTAGTCTGAATTGGCACATTGTTTTCCTCGCAATATTGGAACACGTCATCGTGCGTCCAATTTTTCATTGGGTAGAACGCATTGCACTGTCCGGGGTTAATACGCACATCTACGCGCACCCCAGCGTCTCCCCCGTAAATTGGGTCAGAGTCGCAGAGTTTGTGACCAACCAGCATTCCATCCCATCCAGCAACAATACCGGGATTTTTAGGGCGATTGTAAATATCCATCGCGCATACCCACGGCTTTCCATCTTCCATTGGCGTAATGCCAGTAGGGCAAGTCATGTCGGTATTGTCAAAGATGTACTTGTTCTGCACTTCAAACTCGTCACCAGTCTGCTGAAACGCTGAGAATGTTGGATGCCATGTATAAACTTCAAGCCCCCATTCCTCGATAATTCTATTCTGGAATGCATATTTACTTGGTTGCCATTGCTCGCGGTAGAATACAACTGGGACTTTTACGCCAACCTTCTTAAACACGAGATCAAGCAACGCCATGCTATCCTTGCCACCGCTCCAAGCAAGGCACGGTTTTTTAGAGACACTTAGGCATGTCTCGATATTCTTAATGGCTGACTGTACTTTGTTGAACATTAGATTGCAGCGATTGCTCCGGGGGCTGCTAAAGCTGTTCCGGCTCCCATTGCAAGTCCGCCAAGCCCACTAAACAAGCCGGAAGAATAGGATGCCCGAGCTTGCTGTGTAGCTGCATTAGCTCCCATAATGTTTTGCCTATTGGCAGCACCAAGGTTAAGAGCAGATCCAACATCAAAGAGTTGAGGCCTACCAGCACCGATAGCGTCAAGTCCAAGGCCCATCATCTGGTTCCCAACTTGGTAAGAAAGAGGTTGGCTGCCAAGAAGCTGGAGTCCCGGTGCGGTGTAGAACTGACCAGCAAGGTTAAACGCCTGTTGTCCAGCTTGTGCTGCTTCTGCACGTTTCCGTGCCATGATGTCCTCACGGCCCATGATTTCAGATGCAATAGCAGCATTTCCTCCAACACGACCAGCGGCTTGTGCGGCTTCTCTGGCAGTCTGCTGATACATGCGTTGTTGCTCTGGTGTAACGCCTTGCGCAGCTGCATAAGCCCTCTGGGACTCCTGTTGAGCCTGTTGTACTGCACTTGCCTGTTCTGGTGACAAACCAGCCATTAACCCACGGGTAAGCCCAGCCTGTCCAGTCATCTGGCCCAGTTCTGCCTCGCGCGCAGCACCAAGTTGTTGTGCTGCACCTTGAGTAAACTGTGGAGACATCCCAAGCATCCCAAGTCCAAACTGAGACACATCTTGCAAGTTTAGCTTCTGAAACTCTGGTCGGTATTGCTGCTCAAATGACAGAATGCCCGGAAGTGCTTGCTGATAAGCTCCAAGCATTTTCAAAAGATCGCCAGCCGGGTCAAATTTTGGAGCTTTTACTGATTGAGGTTTACTTCCCATGAGATTAACTTTCTTTTAACTTTGAATAAAACTTGTACATGTCGTGGACCCTCACGCAGTCACTTCCTTTGAAGCTGCGCTGGAATGCAATAAAATCGTAGTCTTGAGTGTATTTGTGCAACGCCGCCGGTCGCATATCACCAGTGGAGAATGTGACAAACAAGGTGTCGCCGTCATCGACATGGACTGCTTGAGTTGGGTTTGCACGGAACGAACTAAAGCCAATAGCAAAACAATCCATATCGCAAACAACAATGCCATGACATAAGTGCCATGTGAGAAGTTGTTGGAAGTCGATACCTTCTTGCTCATAAATTGCTATTGCTTTAGCTAGGTGCTGGTTCACGGGGTAAGCTCCGTAAGGGTCAAGGTGCTTATGGTTCTAAATGTGTAATTGCTGTTATCTACATCAGAATCATCTCTATTGATGTATCCAGTTGCGGCACTGTAAACTTTCGCTTGAATTTTATATGTTACGGTAGCTCCAGTTCCGGGTGATGAATCAATAAAATCTATGACTCCCGGAACATTGCTGTATTGGCCAGCATATCCAGTGTTTGATGTTGCTTGTAATCTGACACCAGAAGCATTCCCGACACCGATTACGGTAGAGTCACGCATGATTCTTATGCCGATTCCGTGACCACTGTTGTTGGTCGTAGTGTTGATAACTGCTTGAACCCGAACTTTACCAGATGCACTTTGAACCGCTCTGGTTAATGTTGCAGACATGCCAGAAATATCTGTAAAACCAGAAAGAGCACCGGCTATTGTTTGAATGTCAGTCTTAACTGCTTGAACAATTTGAATTGGAAAATTTGAAGGAAGATTTGGAATAATTGCCCCCAAAGCAATTTTATCACTGGTTACGGCATCATCCGCAATTTTTGCCGTAGTTACATTGGAGTCAAGTATTTTTGCGGTGACAACCGAATTGGAGGCAAGCTCATTAGAGGTAATGCCACCAGCAGATACGGCAAGTTTGCCGGGAGACACAACCTGCAAGGTGGTTCCTTGGATCGCGTCACCAGTAAATGTCGTTTCATCAATGATATTATTCAGCTTGGCACTGGTAATTGTGTCAGTACCCAAGAATGTGTAGGTTGTATTTACAACGCCCATATTATTTTTGTGATAGAATTTGTCTGTTGGTGATAGAACCCGCCACTTGAATAGAATGGATCTTAGGTGAACCGATAGTCCTTGTCAATGTGATAGTCCCAGTATAGCCGCGCTGACCACCAAGTCTGCATCGGATGCTTGCGGTTTCAGCCTCGTTAGGGCTGCTGGGTGATAGGATCTGCCCACCAAGGAATGTGGTGGTCGTGCCAATACTCTCTGCAGAGTCCGGGTCTTCGGTGGCAAACGCAATGTCGTACTCGCCAGTTTCACCAGCTAGATTCTGCATCTGAACCTGTGCGTCCGTAAACCTCTTACGCTCAAGGGTCTTGAAGTCGTACCCACGGCTAGTCACATACGAGTTGATTGTGGGAGTGACCACATCTGTGCTTTCATTCGTAACGCTTAAGCGGTCTGTGGACGAGTCAGAAGCATCAATCTGGTGCAAGCCACCATTGGAGCTAACGGCATACAAGTTATTCCGAACCCCAGCACTTGCCGTGATGAAGTTCTTGATCAAAAACCTAGAATCTCCATAGGTATCAAGCGACTCCCATCCTTTATTCAAGAAGTTGTAGATCAGAACCGCGTTATTTCCACGGGCATCGTTGCCTCCAGCTACAGAATCCAGCGGGACTGCGATGTAATAGCGGTTGTTAAAGTAAACCGCCACCGAATTATCAGCAAGATTCTTGTTAATGCGGTCAATGTACGGCTGAATGTTCTTGGAAAGCGGTTCCTCCGTGCCGCGAAGGTTGTAATCGTTAAGGAAGGTAAGCCCGTAAATGCCCTCGTCGGCCAAGAATAGCATATTGTTAGCCTGCATAACCACCGTCTTGCGAGCCAAACACCCAACCTCGCCAGTAAGTTCCTTGACCACGGTGTCAGACAGGCTCCCTTGGGTCTGCGCCACAAGGTGGATGCTATTACGGTTCAATACCACTAAAGCATCGTCATAAAACCCGTGCATCGCCACCACATAGTCGGCAGTACCACCAGTAATACGGAACTGATTCTCGATCTGGTCAAAGGTCGTAGTGTCCAGCAGGTCAGAAACCGCAATCTCGTCGGAAATCTTCCTACTGGTGTAGACTGGTGCGCTAAAAGTTCCAGACTGGGAGTAGTAGAACGGAACGAACAACCTGCGCTGAAAGTAGGTAGCCCAAGGCGCACCCGGTTGGTGCATGAACCCTCCGCCAACAGAAAATCTACCACCAACCTCAATCTGCTTAGACTCCCTATCTGGATTTAAAGCAGTTGCCGAGGTGGTCGTAAGGTTGTAGGTCATCTGAGACAGCACTGCAGCTTGATTTAAAACTGTAGTAATGCCACTAACACTAAAACGCAATTTATTAGTACTGTGTCTCGTGAGGAGATAGCTCCCATTCAAGTAACTATTTGCTCCAGTGTATCCGCTAATTGTTGCCCATCCACTAGAACCAAGTCCATGCCCAACAATATCAACCTCAACCGTACCTGTAGAGGGAATAGTGGTAGCGGTAATGTTAAGTGGGGTTGCTATTGTGTAGTATGGCAACGCTGCGGTGTCGGTATATGTAAATTGGTCGCCACTTATACTGGTAACGGTTTGTGTTCCGTTAGGCATTGTTCCGCCATTAGTGCCAGTAAGACCTGCCACTTCTATTGAGTCCCCAGTATCAAACCCGTGTCCACGAACAACCATGGTAACGGTTGTGCCAGTTTGAGAAGCGGAAACAACATCTATTGTGTAGTTTGGAACCGGGGCGTAAAACTCGATTTCGTTGATGGTTGCCCTCGTTACCTGAAATGATTTATTTAGAATCGAGGTGAATTCTGGTATGGTTACCTCGTAAATTA